TCACCGTGGCTGGTATTATATACTATATCTTCACCGCGATACCCCCTACATACATAATACTAATAGCAGTCGGCGTGCGGCGTACGTACCGCGTAATTACCCACGGATCACCGCCGTCCATCGACGCGTGTATATGCGGGAAAAGGTTTTAGCGGTTTTTATAGCAAGCATACAACTCTACACCATCGATCGTATATACAAATATACTAGACTAAATATATGGTGGGCGATTCTTTTTTTTAACAAAATTTTGCGCATCGATAAAATATATACTTATATAACCAGCGTAGTAATTTAGTAATAACCTATTAATATTAAAATGCTATTGAGTAATACATAAGATTATATATATGATCATGAAAGGAAAAAACAAAGAACCAGGCGTAGCGCTAGTATACTTTATCATAATGATAACAGTATTTGGTTTAGCACAGTTATAAAAACTTCTTAAAGGCTTCCGGTGAATTACTTGGCTACCGCAGATAGCTTTCGTATATTTACGGAGTAAATAAGGCAGAACGCCGGAAAACAAAATTAACACCAATAAAAGTTATGATGAAAATAAATTCAAACCAAATTTTAAGTAAAAAACAAATTCTTGATGTAGCACCTTCAGTGTTTACAAATCACCCATCTTCAGATGTTACAGAAAAGTATACATTTATATCAACAGAAAAAGTAATGGATGATATGGAAGAATTAGGATGGATGCCAGTTGAAGTTAAAGAAGTTAAAGCAAGGAAAAAAGAAACAATAGGTTATCAAAAACACCTAATAGTATTCAGAAATAAGGATATTGTTATTGATGGAGAGGATGGAGATACAGTTCACCCACAAATATTACTAACAAATTCTCATGATGGTAAAAATTCATTCCAATTTACAGCAGGATTATTTAGAATGATTTGCGAAAATGGATTAGTTATAGCAGATGAGCAATTTGAAGATGTAAAAATGCGTCATATGGGTTATACATTTGAGGATTTACAAGTATTAATTAAAGATATAGTTGAAAAATTACCTTTAACAGTTAATTCAATGAATAAAATGAAGGCAGTTGAGTTAGAAGGAAAGCAAGTATTAGAATTAGCAAAATCATTACTTGATATTAGAGTTGAAGGAACAGATAATACATTTAATGATGTTGCAATTACTAATGTATTAGAATCTCAACGTAAAGAAGATGAAGGAATGGGATTGTGGGAGGTATTTAATAGAATACAAGAAAATATCATTAATGGTAATTTTTACTACAATACAAAATCCGGTAAACAAAGACAAGCTCGTATAATCAAAAACTTCAAACAAGATATTGATTTAAATAGAGATATGTTTAAAAAAGCTATGGAATATGCAGCATAAAGATAATATTTGGATTAATGGATGTTTTGATGTGCTCCATATGGGGCATATCAAACTCTTTAGAAGAGCTCGTCAAATGGGAATGCGAGTAATAGTTGGGGTAGATACGGATGAGAGAATCAGAGAAGCGAAAGGAGAAGGTCGGCCAGTAAATGATTTACATAATCGAATAGATTTTTTAAGGTCGATTAAATATGTAGATATGATTCATTCATTTGGTACGGATGAGGAACTTTCTAAGTTAATTGAAGATTATCTACCAAGATATATGCTAATTGGTGATGATTATAAAGACAAAGAGATTATAGGGAGTAAGTGGGTTAAGGAAATTATTTATGTACCTCGCTATCAAGGATTAAGTTCTTCAAATATTATTAACGGAACCTACAAAACGCCATATTTATAACAAAATTCCAGCATGGCAGTATATAATAACATAGCACTATCCGGAGACGGAGCATTAGGTGAAGCTCTTACAGTAGCAGGAGCTCCATATACATTTACATTTACTAATACTAATACGGCGAATCCTCCTACTGGAGATGGTACCAACCCATTTAATACAAATGATTGTTATTTTATTATGAATTCCAATCGCGCTACATACGAGGGAAGTGAATTTACTGGTACTGGAACTAATGTAGGTGCTTTAAAAGGTGGATCAATTCCAATGTCTAATGTAATCAATAATATTTCTGGTGGTGGAGTTAATGCTACATTTATATTTGATGTTCAAGGGGATCAACAAGGAAGTGGAGCTCAAATAGCTCTTATATCCGGTCCTTTAGATCCAACTTTAGCACCACCACGTGCTACTATAGAAGTTGCTAATGTTATTAAAGGTGGGCAGAATTTTATTAGTGGGGATGGTATTACTATTTCTTTAAATGATATACAAGCTGCTGGGTTTACAAATGCCGCAAATCCGGTTGCACCTTTTACTGGGGGTTTACAAATGGACATATTTCCTAATCACATTAGTGGTTGGTATACTCCTGCTGATTTTACGGGAACATTTGGAACCACAACGGGTGATTTAACTACAACTGATTTTGTTTACAACTATAGAAATTCCGGTTCTTCTTTAGAAGTCCTTACATCTGTTGGTTTTAAACTAAAGCAAACCCTAGATACTCCATTAGCTGCTGGTGTTATAGGTTCTTTTCAATACACACCAACTGCTACTATTCAAGCTCTTACCTACACACTTCAATGTACTGGTAATGTTTCATTAAATATCACGTAATATATACGTATGTAAGTATTAATATATGTTAAAGGAAGAACCTTCGAGAGAGATTTGGATACCTGAATTATCTTTCGTATATTGACGCCAAATAATAAAGGTCATGAATTTACAAAAAATCACTATTGAACAATCTAATCAATATTTTCCTTCTAAAGGTATTGATAATGCTTCGTATTTTACTTTAAGCCCTTCTTCTAAAGGGAAAAATTGGGAAGATGTAACATATTTTACAAGTCGTAAAAAACTTTCATATACTAATCGTGATGGGGATCATGATTCATGGGTATATGTTTTATCAAATCCTGCTCAACCCGGAATACTTAAAATTGGGTATACTAGTAATACTCCCGAAGAAAGAGCAAGACAATTATCTAATGCAACAGGTGTTGCTTTACCTTATGAAGTTGAATTTGCTTATAGTTGTTGGAATGGTTTAGAACTTGAAAAAGATATTCATGAAAGATTAAATGAATATAGACTAACTAAACAACGTGAGTTCTTTCAAATTGATTTAGAAGAAGCTAAGGAAATTATTGAAGAAATAGGTGAGGCTTATGCGTAAATATTTGGCTACCGCAAAAAGGGTTCGTATATTTACAGGGTAAATGAGGCGCGAAGCCACATTATAATTAAAAATAAAGGTTATGAATAAATTAGAAATGCTCCACACATTATCAATCCAAGAATTAAATCAAATTCAATTACAAGTTAAAGATATTATTAAATTAAAACAACCAGGTTTTAGGGTAGGTATGAATGTAGGAGTTGATCATAAAAAAGTTAGAGGATTAATTGGTGAAATTATTAAAGTTAATAATAAAAAATGTAAGGTTAGTTTTGATGGACAAACATTTAGTGTTCCTAAATCAATGATAATTATAAAATAATATGACAGAATTACAAAATTTTATAGATAAAATGAGGGGTACTAGTAGTGCTACCGACAAAATTGCGATTATATCGCGTAGTTCAGCGTTTATACATGACGTACTCGAGTATACCTACAACCCATATAAACAATATAACGTTACAAGTAAAACGTGTAAAAAAAATAATGACTTGCTTGATAAAACTGTATTTGATTTTATGGATGGTGATATTTTTAAATTATTAAATTCATTAACAAGAAGAGAATTTACAGGACATAAAGCAATTGGTGTAATAAATGGGTTTGTTGATTTTTATGGACAAATAATACATAAAATTATTGATAAAGATTTAGATATTAGAGTTGGTGCTTCTACAATTAATAAAGCAGTCCCAGGTTTAATTCCTACATTTAAGGTAGCATTAGCCCAAGAATATAAAGGTAAATGTGATTGGGATGATGAATGGTTTGCTAGTAGAAAATTAGATGGTGTTCGTTGTTTAGCAGTTACTGATTTTGGAGGTAAATGTACACTATATAGTAGAATGGGTAAAGAATTAACTACATTAAATAAAGTAAAAGAAGCTATTGAAGCAACAAATGTTATTAATACTGTATTTGATGGTGAGATTTGTTTAGTTGATGAAAATGGTGATGAAGATTTCCAAGGTGTAATGAAACAATTAAGACGTAAAGATCACCAAATAAAAAATCCTGTGTTTATGATATTTGATATGATTTACAAAAAAGATTTTGATAAACAAAAAGGTGATTTAGTTTTAAGTAAAAGATTACGTACATTAAGTTCATGGTGTCCTGAAATGAATTATGATAGAGATGATAATGGAGAATTAATCCATTTAAATATTCTACGTAATACTGAGCAAATTATAATAAATGGTGATGATCATTTAGAAACTTGGAATACAATTGCTGAAGCTAATAACTGGGAAGGTGTTATGTTACGTAAAAATGTAGGATATGAAGGTAAACGTACTAAAAACTTACTTAAAGTAAAAAAATTCCATGATGCTGAGTATGAAGTATTAGGTTGGGATGTTGATCAGCATGAAGTAGTTAGAGATGGTAAGTCAGTGTCAATGACAATGCTATCACAAGTATGGATTGAGCATAAAGGTTACATAGTAAAAGTTGGTAGTGGGTTTACCCAAAAACAACGTTTAGAATATATGGATGGTTCAATTGTTGGAAAACAAATTACTGTACAATATTTTGAAGAAACTCACAATGATAAAGGAGGAATATCATTAAGATTCCCAACTGTTAAACATATTTATGAAACACAAAGAGATTGTTAAATTTAAATTTTAAAAAATGGTAGTAATAAAACAAACAAAGAAAAAAAAAGAATATAAAGAAAATAATGATACATTAATTACTTTTGGTGAAAATGCTTACACAATGCGTAAAGATGATCCTCGCACAGAAAAGGCAAAAAAAGAAGCAGAAGAAAAAAGAGTTCAATTTATGAAAAATGCTATTGCAAATGGAGAAGCAGGTGTATTTGAAGGAATAAATTTAAGTGATAAAAGAGGAGATGAAGAAAGTAGAGAGGAATTTTTAAATAGACGAGCTACTAATAAGAATTTAGAAAAAATTTATAATACCTTAGGTAGAGATGAATGTATAAGACAATTTCCTATGGGTTTTAAATATGCTATTGAATTAGCTGTTGTTGAAGAACATGAAAAAGCAAAATTAAAAGTAGATGAAGGAGAACAAATAACACCAATTGAAGATATTGAGATTTATGAATCTAAAGAGGAATATGAAAAAGCATTAAATACTATAACTGATGGAGATGGTAATAAGATTGAAGTTACTGAACAAAATAAGAAAATTAATAAATTAAAAAAATAAAAAAAATGGAAAAAGAAAATGAATTACAACCTATTACTATGGAAGAAATGAATCAACTACATAATGAATGGTGGGCAAGTTTATCAAATGAAGAAAAAGAAAAATTATATAATGATCAAGAAAAAGCATTTAATCTAACTATAGAAGATATAAGAGGTCCAAATAGTGATTATGGAGTATAATATTAAGGGGGATTAGCTCAGCTGGTTAGAGCGCCGCGTTTGCAACGCGGAGGTCATCGGTTCGACTCCGATATTCTCCACACCTTTATTGTACTCATCTAAGTTGATTAAAATCGCTTGGGTGGGTATTTTTTTATATTTATATTAACATAATCCATACTTTAAAAGATAAAACTTAAGAATATGTATAATAAAATGATTGATATGACTAACATATTTGGATTATTCCTTCCTGGGGAGGAGTTAGATGGAGAAAATACTAGTGAAACTTTAAATGAGTTACGTGAAAAACCTATATTTCATATAGGAATGTATAAAAAACTTGTAACTAATCATATAAATTTTAATACAAAAGTTCTTAATTTCTTTAAAAATTCAAACCAAGAATTTGATATTAATGATATTAAAGAAGCTGGAGAATACGTTGTATTTAATAGAGCTTGGTCTTATATATCTAACGTAGATGTAAAAAATAAAGGTTATATTGACGCTATTAAACATTATTCTGACGATGGGTTACATGCGTCTCTTGATATGGGGATTGAATTTTTTCAAAGGGATGAATTATATGAAAGATGTGCATTTTTACTTAAAATAAAGAAAAAATCAATTAAACTTCAAAAATAGTTTGGATATTACAGATTTTCTTGGTACCTTAGGTACACAGGTTTAAGGAAATAAGGAATGAGAAGATAGAGAGATGAGAGAATTAAGGATAATGGGTACAAGAGGTACCCGATAATATAAATATAAAATAATTAAATTATGGCATTACGCAACCCAGAAACTGTAGCACGTCTATTAGACCGAATGACAGGTTCAATGAAAAATCTAAAACTAATGGTTAAATCACAACAACCAGTAGAAGAATTTATTAAAAAAATTGAAAGTACAGAGGATATTATAGACCAACTAACTTCAACTTTAGAAAGAGAAGGATCACCATTAAGAAACGGATAAAAATAATAAAAGTTATGAGTATACCAGCAGAAAAAATATCATCAAATTGGAAAACATTTCAGGAGTACATTAATAAATACATTACTGGAGATAGAAAGGACCAATTATTAGATTTTTACAATCAACATCAGGACGAATTAGTACTTATGCCTGCTTCGCATAAGACAGCGTATCATAATGCGTTTCCAGGTGGATACATTGACCATGTTAATCGCGTAATTGAATGCGCTATTCAACTACATAGTGTGTGGGGTAAAATGGGAGCCGATACTACTACATACACAGTAGAAGAATTAGTATTTGCTGCTATTAATCATGATTTAGGTAAAATGGGAGATGGTGTTGAATATTCTCATATTCCTTCTAAAGATGAATGGAGAAAAAAAAATATGGGTGAAATGTATCAATTTAATAAGAAAATTGCTTATATGTCAGTTCCAGATCGATCATTATTTTTATTATCTCAAGCAGGTATTAAATTAACTTATAATGAACATTTAGCAATTAAATTACATGATGGTTTATATGATCCAGCAAATGAACCATATTTTAAAAGTTATATGGTTGAAACAAAACCAAGAACATCTTTAATTTATATAATACATCATGCAGATATGATGGCGGCAAGAATCGAATTTGAAAAAGAATGGCTTCCTTCATTAAAAAATGGATTGGATAAACCAAAAAACAATTATACATTGAACTCAAACAAAAAGTCACCAATTAAAAATAAAGCTTTAGGTACAATTAAAAGTGAGGGACTTAAAAATTTATTTGACAAATTATGATAATAACAATAGTATTACTATCAATAATAGTCGTGATACTAGCCTTTACGACTATCAACTTATTAAAGAAAAACGAAAAACAAGAAGATATTCTATTAGGATATCTTAAATATTTAGATAATATATCTAGAGTAATTGAGGTTTCAGATGAAAAAATTAAAAAAACAGACATTAAGGGTTCATTTGAAGGTGATGATGAGGTAGGACATTTCTTTAAAACAATTAAACAAATACAAGAAGTTCTTAATGATTTTAATATAAAAAAAATCTAAGAATAAATGGATCATATAATTGAGAAAAATAAGAGAGAGAGAAAAGGTCGTATATATTTTTCTAAAGAAACAGAAGCAGCCATAGTAAAATATAATAGTTTAGATAAAGATAAAGATGCAGAAGAAAGAAGTGACATTTATCAAGATTATATTCACTATCCATTTTTTAAATTAACACAAAATATAATTCATACATTTAAATTTTATTATACTGAAGTTGAAAATCTAGAACATTTACAACATGAGCTAATAACATTTTTATTATCTAAAATTCATCTATTTAACCCTGCTAATGGGGCAAAAGCCTACTCTTACTTTGGTACTATAGTAAAAAGATGGTTAATAGTATATAATACTAAAAACTATGGTAAAAAAATACAAAATATACAAATAACAGATTTAGCTAATTATTCAAATTTAGATTCAACGGACCCAGGATTTATTATATCTCAAAGAATGGATGAAAGTGTAGATAAAGTTATAGAAGGAGCTTTTGAAGGTGATGAATTATCTAATCAGGGGTATAAATATGAGGATAAATTATCTATTTTTATAGACATATATGTTAGGGATTGTACAGATAGAATATATAAAATTTTTCCAAAAGGTAATGATGCTAAAATAGCAGATGCAATACTTGAATTATTTAGAAAAAGAGATGCTATAGATGTTTTTAATAAAAAAGCACTTTATATTTATATTAGGGAAATGATTGATGTAAAAACCCCAAAAATTACAAAAATAGCAAATGTTTTATATGGTATATTTAAGAAAAAATATTTAGTTTATTTAGAACATGGTTATTATCCTACCTTAAAGGCTTAATTTTCTTATATTTATAACCAAAATTATGAGCCAATTAGATTCAGTTATTTTTGGAGAGAAAAAATTTTCAGATATATTAGAAGAAATATATAATAACCAAAAGAAAAAATCAGAGCAAGTAACAGCTTTAATATCCGAGTTAAAACCCCTAATTCAAGAAATAGGTGATGCTACTCTTATAGTACCATTAATTAAAGAATATATGGAAATTGGGGTAAAAAATGATGATGCTTTAATTAAAATGGCTACTATTATACAAAGAGTAGTTAATAATTCAGGAGATGATGGAGGATTAGGAATAACAGATGATGAAAAAGA